TTGCCGGCGCCGTCCATGTAACCATCAGCTTCGACGTAGTTCACCGGCGCGACACTGCTGATCGGCGGGACATTCGGCGGGGCATAGTCAGTCGTCAGCATTACCGCGCTGGAAGCCGCGCCCGTACCGACGCTGTTCACACCGAGCACCTGGAAATCGTAAGCCGTATCGTGCGAAAGCCCCGTCACCGCGTAGCTGATGCCGGTGACACCGCTGCCCGCCGTCGTCCAGCTCCCGCTGCCGTGCACCCTATATTGGACGATATAGCTTGTAGCCGGGCCATATAATCCACCCGGCGCTGGCGCCGTCCACGACAGCGCCACGGCCGAGTACGCCGGCGACCCCGCGGAAGCCGTCAGCCCGGTCGGCACGTTCGGCACCGCGCCCTGCGTCGCCTGCGTGATGATCGCGGACATCGGGCCGGGGCCGTTGGCGTTCACAGCGAATACCGCGAAATCGAATGACGTGCTCGGCGACAGCCCCGTGACCTCGTAGTTCGTGCCCGTCAGGCCTGCAGCGACGATGGAGAACGGCCCGGTGCCCGTCACCCGCGACACGATCGTGTAGCCATACGTCGGCGCGCCGCCCGAGATTGGAGCGGTCCACGACAGGCCGACGCTATTCGGGCCGATCGTCATGGCGCCACCTCAAGCACGAGCCGCCCCGCATATTCCCATTCGCGCGCAATCCATTTGTGGGAATACCCTTTGCGCAAGCAATCGTCCCTGCGTTCCCACGGAAGCCGCCGGTTGCCGTTGTAGTGATAAACCTCTTCCCAGCCACCGCAGGACGGCTTGAGATACGCGCTCGGCTTCCGGCGCAGCAGATGCCATCCCGGCTCGGTGTTCGGCGGCACGCCCTCCCATACGGTCACGACGCCACCACTCCCCCGCAGGCGCCGGGAGGATCAGGCAGCACCGGTGCCGCGGAGATCGCCACCCAGGCGATCGTCGCCGCCGGCCGGACGTTGTTCACTCCGGCATAGATGTCGGCGTCCTGGATCAAGCCTGGCACGTTCTCGGTGTCCGCATACTCGATCGCCCCGGCGCCATATCCGCCACCAGCCCATCCCGAGCCCGCGTAGTAGCCGCCCACGTTGGCGATCGGCGTGGCGATGGCGAAATACGCCTGCACGAAGAACTGGAACGGCAGTAGCACGCTTCCGTAGCCGCCGCCCGCCCCATAGCCGACGCCGCCAATAGTGTAGCCGCCGGTGTCAGATGTCAGGGCCGGTTCGAAAATCCGCGGCGCCTGTCCGGTCAGGTCGATCAGCTCCCGCACCACTGCGGCGCGCGTGCCCTTGGGCCGGAACAGCTCGCGCTCGATCCGCGCCTCGAAGGCCGCGTCGCTTTCGCCGGCTCGCCTCGGCAGATCGCCGCCGAAGAAATCGAGCGAGATTAGATCAAGGTTCGCGCCCGTCGCCGTGGTGACGCGGGTCTGCAACTGCACCCAGGCCAACAGCGCATACATCTGAGCCCAGACGGCGCCGAACCCCGTCAGAATGGCTGTCAGGATTGGCGCACTGTTCGGGAACCATCCCACCGGCAGCACGGCCCGTATGCGCGCCGCCATATCGTTCTGATCGCCGGTCTCCATGTTAGGAGATGACCACCGTTCCGACCTTCACCACCTGGCTCTGCGTCGGCACGATGTCCGCCGTGCCGCCGTTGATCTCGAGCGAGGTCACATTGACGATGCTCGGGTCAACGCCGTAGATCGCCGCCGCAAGCCGCGTGAACGCCAGTGTCGCACCCACCGGCAGCGTATCGACATAGGTATCGATCGCCGTGGTGATCGGGCCGATCAGGTTCGGCTTGTTGCTGGTTGGGTTCGTCGTAACCGTGAAGGTGATATTTGCTGTCAGGTCGCCCGGCCCTTGCACGGTGAACGTGCTGCCCACCGGCCGCACCACGTTGATCGCAGTATAGACCGCGGACAGCAGCGCGGATGGCGGGTTGCCCGAGCCGTCATCGACCGTCACCACGAAATTGCCCGGCTGATACGACCCGCCAGCCTCGTTCTCCTGGATGGTGAACTGCAAGCCCGACTGCACCGACTGGATCGCGTAGGCCACGGCGCCGTCCGTCGCCAGACTGCGGGTCTGGATGTAATTGGCGAAGCGCGCCCGGAATGCTGCATCGCTCTCGGCATCAATTCCGTTCGTGAACGCAACCGGGTTGGTCACGGTGTCGATCCCGGGGATCGCGCTCGCCAGCAACGAGATGGCACCGGCCGATACGTTACCCGCGGTGCCGACCGACAGGTTGCCGCTCGCATCGGTCGTCACGTCCTGCACCGTGCAGGTGCCCGAGGCGGTACCGGCGGGGATCAGAAAGCCGTTCTGCGCCGCGCTCCACAGACTATTCGTGGTGTCCACAACTACCGCGAAAATACGCAAGCCGTCCGCAGTCTTCACCTGCGCCCCGACCGGCACCAACGCGGAGCTGCTGGGCGTGAAGCGCGAGAACGTCACCGGCCCGGTCGCTGCCACCGCTGGCAGCCGGGTCAGCGAGAAATCCGCCATCCAGCTATCGAGGGCCGAGCCCTGGCTGGTTGCCGCACGGGTCATCTGCAGGATCTGAATGGCGATCCACTGCAACCACAAGGCGATCGAGGAACACGCCTCGCCGAGCGCACGCGAGATCGACCCCACGCTGAAGTCCAGCAGAGCGGACGCGCTGGCCTGTGCCGCTGCGGCAAATTGCTGCACCAGCGCGGTGAAGGTCTGCAATGGCAGCACTGATTCGGTTCCCAGGTTTCAATCGTTAGTTGGCAGAAATCTAAGGTCGGTTCTCAGTCGTCGTAGACCCGACAACTGACAACTGAAAGATGGCAGCTCACTGCAGGGGCACGGTCAGCACCTGCGTCTGCCCGGTATCGGCATCGGCATACTGGACATAGGCATAGACGGTGCCGTTGTTATCGGACGAGACGGTGACCTGCGGCAGCGGTGATTGCGCCACCGCTGCCTCTTGCAACATTTGCGAGGTGATAAGCCCTTGGATCGCCGCGGGGTTGGCCGGCTGGCCGACCATGCCCGGTAGCCCGGCGCCATAAGTCAGGTTCCAGATATAGTCTTCCGGATTGGTCAGCAGCCGACGCAGAACCCGCTGCTGGCCGAGGCTTGGATCGCTCACAGCCGCAAGGTCGCCGGTCGGCCCAAGCGCGAGATCAGAGCCAACCACGTGCGAGATATCGGCCATCAGGGCACCGGATCGTCGGTTGTGCCAGTGTTGTTGCCGCCAGTTTCAACGCCGGGATGCACATGGGCATTGTAGGCAGCGCGCAGGGTTTGCACCGAGCCATGCGCGTTGTTCAGGTCGATGATGTCGCCGCTGACCGCCAGCGTGCCGGTGACCTTCACGGTGCCGTTATTGCTCAGCACGAGCGAGGTCCCAGAGGCATCGGTTAGCGCGATCTGCCCATTGCTTTCGATGAGCGCGCTGGCCCCCGCGGCGTTCTTCACCTTGATGTTCCCCGTCGCATCGAGCAGCAGCGCCGACCCGCTCTTGTCGAGAAGCAGGATCTGGGCAGCGCCGAGCGTGCCGCCAAACGGGTTCTGGGGCGGTTGCATTTGGTCCGACCAGGCGCGGCCGACAATCACGCCGTTGTCGGCGTCGCCTTCCATTGGCAGAACGAGCACCTGCTCGCCGCCGGCTAGCGGTGTATGAACCCCCCAACCTGCACCTACCGATTGCGACAGCACCGGTAGCCAACTTGTCAGGACGCCCTCGGGCTGGATCAGCACCTTCGCCGTGCCGCTGTTCGGATCGTAACTCTGCACCACGCCCATCCGGGCCTGCCCTGCCTGCGCATCCATGCTGGCCATATGCAACTTAAGTGCATTCAGCAGCTGATCGGCACTCATGGTGCTGCCACTTCCGTCTGGGGACTGTGATTCTTGGCGCACAGGTGCATCAGGTAACCACCCCGGCCGACCGTCCGCCTGACGGTGTTCGGATAATAGGTCTGATCATAGCCAGTGCCCGTCCCGGTCAACTGCACCAGCACGCGCGGCGTCAGGACCGAGTCTCCCGGCAGCGTCACGTTGATCGTGCGCTCATGCGTAATGATCTCGACATATAACTGGTTGGCAAGTTGCTGTGCCTGATCTTCCGTCAGGTTCGGCCGAACGAACAAGTATTGCTGGACATTGCTGCTCGCGCCGACCGGATTGGCACTCGGGTACCCTCGGGTGAACGCACGCGCCTGCTTGCCATGCCAGGACTTGACTATCACGTTCACGCCCTTGGCGACGGTCAGCGCCCGCTCCGCCGAGAACTCGACCATGTTGCTCTGCACCCGACCCTGCTTGTCCTGCTGCCACCACAGCAAATACGGATCCGATCCGACCGCAACGGGCGGCTGGAAATACAACGTGTCACCGACAAAGAAGGCGTCGAACCCCTCGTAGCGGGCCAGCAGCACGACCTCGTCCCAGCCGGTGATCGCCCTGTGGAACTGATTGAGCTGCACACAGGTGTGCTCCAACTCATAATATCGCCCGACTGGCGTCGTGGTCTGCGTCACCTGTGACTGCAGCCCGACCTGTGCGGCCAACGATGCGACGATCTCGCTCGATGTCTGATTGACGTTCGCCAGCTCGGTCTTGAAGTCAATCAACTTCGCCGTGTAATCGCGACCCTCGAGCTGGATCGCCCCGGCGTTGAAGCCGTGCGTGGTGCGATCCACCGGCCCCTGCACGATGGACTGCCAGACTACCGCGCTCTCCGGTGCCCCGGAAGGTACCAAGCCGATCTGCACATCGGCAGCGATGTCGGTCTGCTGCTCCCACCATACAAAGCTGCCGAGCCCCGAGATCGGCGGCGCCAGCGTCGCGGTGTAGCGGTCGCCATGATAGTTGTTCGTACTGGTGATCGAGGCCGAAAGTGCGGTCGGTATATTTACCCCGTTCACCAGAACCCGCAGCCGCGGCCGGATTACCGCCGACGGCGAATAGGCGTTGTTGATCGGCGAGGTCATTTGGTTGCGAGCGTCAGGTTTAAACTGACGACCCCCAGCTTATGAGGCTGGCGAACTACCGGACTGCTCCACCGCTGCATTATTGTGTCGCGATACCGCCCGTGGCGTTCGGGTTCACGTCAGGGATGAGCAACGTCATTTGACCGGGGATATTCGGGTCTGTCAGGTTGTTCAATTGCGCGATCCGGATCCACTGCGTCGCATCGCCAAGCTGCTGCGCCGCGATGTGGAACAGGTCGCCGCCCACCACTGAGATCGTATTCATGTGCTTGCATTCGCCAAATTCGTTGCGATCCTACCAAGGGGCCCATTCGCCGCCACGGCATTCGCCAGATTGCCGGTATCCGCCAGTGCGTCGAGCATCCAAGCCAAGCCGGCGGTCGACCCGGCCACGGTCGTGCCGCCGAGATTATTGATCCCGCTCTCGGCCGCCGAGATCACGGCCCCGATCGCCGCTTGCGCCGCCGCCACGTCGGCCACCAGCGCCACGAAGGCCCCCGACCCAAAGGTCAGCGCGTTCGCCGCTGCGGCCTGCGTCTGCACCGCTGTGATGGCCGCCACGGCCGCGCTGCCCAACGGCCCAGATGTCGTGCCGCTCATGACGTGATCGCGCCGGCATAGCTAACCGCATCGCTCGTGTCGCCGCTGACTTGATCGGACAAGGTCGGCTCATCAGGTCCCGCGATCTGTGACGGGTCGGCACTCACCGCGCAGGCGATCCGATACGGCACCCAGCCGATTGTAGTGTCATCAGCGTAGAACTCTTGGATCATCACGACCCATAACTGGTCAAGCCACGCCAGTGGGAGTGCCTGCGCCGCGAGCATCATCGCGTAGAGCAGCTTGGCTCGCGCCGAGGCGTCTGGACCCTCGATGACCCCGCTCCAACAGATTGGCTTCCAGTCCGGGCCGAGCGAAGACATCACCACCACGCCGCCGGGCGCTACATGGCGTACCAACCTTTGCTGGCCACCCCACGTCATCCTCGATGGCAGTGCGAGGTCAGCAAATGTCGCACCGCCCAACGTTACTTCGCCCCCACCGAGCCCCAGGATCTGCGATACCGCCCCGGCGATGCCGACAGCGGCTGAAACGAACCCCGACATGCGCTACAGTCCAACAATCGCGCCAAAAGCCGGCATTGGCAGGCTCATCCGCGGGTCACCCCCAGTCGGACCGTTAGGGGGCGCGGATATCAGCGATGCCTGGTGCGCGGTGGTTCCATCGGCAATATCGCGGCCGTTGACCACATAAACCGGCAGCGGCACGGTCGGTCCCGTGCTCGACGCGCTCGGGGGTACAGCCGAGCTGCCGACCGGCATCCGCGCGCCGATGTCACTGGTCGTGCCCGCACTCAGCGGCCCCAAACCCGCCCCGTTTGTAGCCCCAGTCGGTGTCCCGACGATAGGGGCTACAGAGCCTCTAGCCACCCCGGCCGCCGCGCCTGCCGCCAAGTGCTCCAACCAAGACGGGAGGGAGGGCAATGCCTTGCCCAACATCTCGATGCCCGTCGCCAACCCGATCAGCCCTGCTGGGCCAGTCAACACACCGAGCGCAGTCGCTGCCTTTGCTCCGATCGCGAACAAACCGGCCGATGCAGCCAGTACCCCCAGTGCGCCGACAGTCTTCTCGATGGCCCCTATCAATTCGGGATGCGCAACAGCCCATTGACTGAAGTCATTCATCGCATGCGTAAGCGACACCATAAGCTTGCTCGCGGTATCCACCAGCGGCGCGCCGAGCGTGGTCAAAAGGCTGTTCCACGTTTCCTGGAACGTTTTGATTTTCGCGGTTGGGTCGTTCTGCCCCAGCGCCTCGAGGCCGCTGGTCCCGGATGCACCGCCACCCCTCAAGGAGTCCGTCTCGAATCGCGCTCGCTGTGTAGAGAACATGGCTCCGATTTGCTGGGCGATATGGTCGCCCGACGGATAAGCGTTCGCCTGTGGTTCAGTTGCCCCTGCACGATCGCCCTGTCGGACGCCCGTCACCACGCCGCCTGTCAAGTCCCGGACTGCTGGCTGTGGCGGATTGCCGGCCTCGGCTATCGACCCATCAGCGCCGCTCGCGTTCATGCTCTGGGCCAGAGCCGACAAGATCGGGTCAATAAAGCTATTCGTCCTGATCGCCGCATCCGTCAGCACGGCCGGACTCGTTTCTCGCGGACTGCCCAGGGCAGTCGCCCTCTTCGTCAGGCCGAACGATTGGTCTTGATCCCCACCGCCGAGCATCGACCCCATCAGCGGTCGTGCCTTGACATTGTAAGTCATATTGCTCTGGACACCGGCTGCTTTGCCCGACGCCGTAGTCAGCTCGTGTGCGTCCTTAAAGTCCTCGGATGCGCTCGTTGCCGTCAACGACTGTGTCGCAGAGTTCGTGCTTCTTCCTGCCGGCAAGGTAGGAATCATGGCCGGCATAGGCCGCAACTGTTCCCGGAACAGGCCCTGCTGACGCGCCAGCTCCTTTCCCTGACCTACCAGCTTGCCCATTACCCCGAGCGCGGCGTCGCCGCCCAGCGCCGCGCCAAGCTCCGCGACCGCTGCCTTCGCCGCAGTGAAGCCGCCAGTCAGCATATCGACCGACTGGTGCAGCCTCAGCACGTCTCGCTGGATCGAGCCGAGGACTGGCGAAGCGTTGTTCACCATCGAAATGGTGACGCCGATGCGATAAACGTCCATGCGTTGCTTCTATGGAATTGCCGCTGCTGCCCAGAGAACTCGCCTATCTCTTCGCACCAGCGAGGTAGCCCGAGAAATGATCGCCAATGATGTCGCTCACCTCCGCCGCCCTACGGAACGCCGAACCGCTCAGAAACGACTGCGGCGGAGTTGCTACACTACCGAACTCCCGAGCCTCGGCCTCCGGCAGATCGGAGCCGACATGCGCACTGGACCTAAGCACCGTGTGCTTGATGCTGTCACGCAGATCGCCTTCCCCCGACGTCAAGGGTCCAATTGCGTTCCGATGCTCCCCAATCGCCTGTTTTGCCTCCGCCTTGATCGCTCGAGCCACGCGATCGAGCAGAACCCGCTCCTCCGCCGCGATGCCGGCCGCCAAACTGTCGAGATGCGCGGCAAAGCCAGGAAGGTCGAAGCTTCTCATCGCCGCTCCTCCCAACCCATCCGTCGCCAGTTCCAGTGGTTGCCTTCGTATTCGCCGAACACGACCAGGTGGGCAAGCCGATCGGCATCATCCATCTCGAATGCAACGTCGTAAGGGACCCCGTTCTTCACGAGCCAGAGGCATTCTCGGAAGCCGGGGTCCCGAGTAAGTTTTTTGCCCGCGATGCTCGCTCGTTCTGCCGATCTATAATGAACTGCTGCGCGACTTCGATCCCGTCATCATCGAGCTGCGCGACCAGAGCCGTGATGTCTTTCTCGTTGGTAGGTATCGGCACCGGCACGTCATTGATTGCGCGCACGCTGCAGGCCGCGAGCGTCCACCCCATCCACGACAGATTGCCTTGCTGCTCGTTGGGAATTGCCTTGAACAACTCGAACCGCTCCCGCGCCGAAAGGGCTCGCAGCGTAAGCCGCCGCCCTGACGCGTCGGTGCTGACGATCGCTTCCCCCATTACTGCCGCACCCGGCGACGTGCGAAGAACTCAACCGTCTGTTTCACGCTCTGTTCCTGATGGAACGTACCCGCGTTGCGCAGGTTCACGGTCACCCCCTCGAACAGATAGGTGGACACCGACCCGTCCACCTCGTTCAGATACTGGTAGAGCTGCCCGGTCGGAAGGCGCTGCCCATTCCAGAACATCGCCTCCAGTGTGACCGACATGTCGTCGGCTACGGTGTTGGCACGTTCGACATCGAACGAGCCTTCCCAGCCGGCCGGTACATCGCGGCCGAGCGGTGGATAGTTCAGCACCGGCACGCGCAGCTTTTTGACCAGTTGGTTGGCGGAGAAGCCGGTCACATGGGAGAAATCGAGCCGCCCCAGCGACCCGAGGATCAGCACCACTCGGCAGTCATTGCCGAGTGAGAAGTCATTGTTGTATGTACCGGACACCACCGGCCTCCATCAGGTTGCGAACGTTACGGAACGGCGGCGATCAGGAGCTAACCTGCCCGGTCGGGAGCGTCTGCGTCGTAACCTGGACGGTGGTACCGCCTTGCAGGTTGACGATGAACTTCTCATTGATCCCCTGGTATTGCACCTGCACGTCAGCTTGCACGTAGCCGATCGACGTGCGGGACAGCGGGTTGTTCGTGGTGTCGCAGATGACCGAGAACGGAGTGCTGCCATCGAGCGAACCCAGAAGCCCCTGGCTGAGCATATTTTGCAGGAAGGCCAGCAGCGTCGCCCGGATGTTCTGGAACAGCGTCGAGTTGATGACCTGACCGACATAGGTACCCATGCCGGCTGCCAGGCTGGCCGAGATATAGTTGGTCAGCCGCGTGTAGTTATCGCCGTTGATAGACGCATTCGTCGAAGAGTTGTGGCCCGCCCGCAGACCCCAATAGTATCCGCCGGGCTGCGGATTGCAGATCACGTCGATGCCGTTCTCGATCAGCAGTTGCAGATCGGCCATCGCATAGACGTTGGCTTGCGAAGACCCGGGCACGGAGGACGATTTCTGCGAGGCGACGATACCGTAGATCGGCTTATTCAAGCCAGACTGCTCGGGCGACAGGTTCGCCAAACGGCCGGCCGCAAAGGCTTGCGGCGACACCAGCCGGAGCACGTTGTTGACCTGATCCTGCCACCAGATCCAGTCGCCGTGCAGGAGCTTGCAGGCGTAATCATTGAGTCCAGCGGCGTTCTTGAGATCAACGGTCCCGTTGCTGCCGTTCTGGATCACGCTGCCGGGCGGCGCGACCAGCATCATGTAGATGCCTTCGGACAGCCCGAACGGGTCCTGGGTGGCGGCCCACGTCGTCGAGTCGGAGACATCCGCCAGCATGCCGATCGAACAGCCCTGCCCGCGCAAGCAATACATGCCGGTGCGCGGGATCGTGTCCTGGCCGACCATGACAGAGGATGTGATGCTGCCCACCCCATCGCTGCCGGCCGTCGAGCCAGTCCCAAACCCGAGCGTGATCGACATCGGAAGGGTAAGGGACGACGGGCTGACGCTCGCGCTGGCGCCGGCACCCGCCGACAGGGTGACAAGCTGCGAGGGGCCGGCCAACTGACCAACGCCCGTATTCACCGCCGCGATCAGGTTGGTCCAGAACGCCGCGCCTGTGCCGGTGAGCCCGGTGTAGAGTTGTGCCGTCACACCGGGCCGCGAGATCGTCAGGTTGTAAGTCCCGCCGGCGCCCTGCGACAGCGTGAGCACGTCGCCGTTGGCGGCCGACCCGCTGTAGAGCGACGTCGCGATGAACGAACAGTTCGACGCCGCGGTGCCATTGAACAGCGCCTGTGCTTGAACATCGGTGCCGTCCGTGACGCGCACGCACTCGAATGCCTGTGCACCCTGCTGGACCGCGATCGCGACGGCGGTGCCCATGTCGTAAGTGCGCGGCATCACCGACCCGAACTGCAGAGAATACTCGGCCATCGTGCCGATTTCACAAGCCTGGTTCTTCGGCCCCCACGATGCGGTCCCGACCACGCCGATTACGTTCGTCGGCACACCATTGATGACAAGGTTCTGCGGCGGTACGATCTGCACATAGAGATCGGGCACCACCAGCGCGGTCGTGTTGAGCGCGCCCGCTTGGACGATCGGCATCTGTCATTCTCTCCTGTTTGAGACCGGCGCTATTAGTCCTATCCGGCCTCGGGTCCGCTCACCTCGGCGGTCCAGTCGATAACGTAACCGGAAGTACCGGTGGCAGTGATGTTCAGGCCGCCATTCGTGGTATCAGCCGTTACGCTGATCGACCAACCGGTAACGGTGCCAGTCGACGTCGTGGGCGCAATCGCCGTCCCACCGCCGACAACAGTGACCGTGCTCGCGCCACTGCCGCACGAGACAATGACCGGATCAAGCCGCCACACCGCCACGTCTTGGGCGCTGACGTGGCGCCCTACCACGACGATCCGAGTCGCATAAGCAGTGTTGCTCGGAATGTTCACGGTGTTCGCCGCGCCGGCCGCCTGACCATCGGCCGTCAGCCGGACTGGCGTAGTGCCGTTGCTGGAACCCCCGAGTATCTGCTTGGCACTCTGTTGCGTGCCGGGGATCGCGCTTGTATTGGAACTCCACAGAAGTACGCCCGTACGCCCGTGATCGTTGGCGTTCGCGCCGCCCGGCGCCGACGAATTCGCTCCGCTCAGTTGATTGGCGAACCCGAAAGCAACTGAGGTCCCACCCGAGACGTTGTTGCTGTTCCCGCCGACTACGCAGAACGTGCTGGATGCCGTGTTGCCGCCGCCACCGACGATCACCGATCGCCCGCCGGATGCTACCTGAGACGCGGTGCTTCGAGTCGTCTGCAGATCGACCACGCCACCGCCGCGCGAATTGCCCCCCGCCACCGTGCCATCCGGCACCTGAGCCATGATCGCGCCCGTGCCATTCGGCGCAAGCACGAGCGACCCATTGGCGAGATCAGTCTGCAGTATCGTGGCAGGCTGATAGCCACCGGCAGGGACGGTGCGCAATGAGCCGATCTGAGTCCCCGACCGCCAGAGCGCGAGGTTCTGCGCGCTCGCCGTACCGGACGTGCTCGACTCAGCACAAATCGAGGCCGATGGGCTACCGTCGATAACAGCAACACTGCTGTCGCTTGTTGCCCAAACCTTCTCGTTGAAGTGCGTCTGGACAGTTGCTGCGGTTGGTGCCCCCCCGTTGACGCCATGCGCATTGACGATGTCAACTTGGCTGTTGGTGGAACCCCCCGGAAGACT